AACCTTCTGAACAAATGCAGTTACTGGAAACCATCAATGTAGATGTTGTACAACACCGAAACATTCCGACTATTTCAAATGAATATATGTCCGAAGTATTACAGGATTGGCGCAAGAATTACGAATTTGAAATAGATGGCGTAATTGTTTCTGATGATAATATCCATTCACGTGAAACTGGCAATCCAGACCATTCATTCGCATTCAAGATGGTATTGTCCGATCAGATGGCAGAATCGCAAGTAGTTGATGTAATTTGGACCGCGTCCAAGGATGGATACTTGAAACCACGAGTAAGAATTATGCCAGTAAAACTAGGCGGAGTAACAATCCAATATGCAACTGGATTTAACGGTGCATTCATTCGGGACAATATGATAGGTATCGGCGCTATAGTACAAATAATCCGTTCAGGTGATGTAATTCCTAAGATTCAGTCAGTTACTACTCCATCCGTTATTGCCAAAATGCCAGAAGAAGAGTATATATGGAATGATACTAATATTGACGTTATGTTACAAGATACCACTGGAAACATCGTTGTATTAGAGAAAAACATAACAGGTTTTTTTAAGGGTATCGGAGTGGATGGTATGGGTCCGGGAAATGTGGATAAACTCATTGCATCAGGATTTGATAGTATTCCTAAAATTTTGCTGATGCAAAAATCGGATTTCTTGAAAGTGGATGGATTTCAAGATAAGACTGCGACCAAGCTTGTGGAAGGGATACGCGATAAAGTCGCGTTAGCATCACTTGCGACAATCATGGCAAAATCGAATCAATTGGGTCGTGGGTTTAACACCAAGCGAGCGGAACAAATTTTAGCGGAATATCCGACGGTTTTTGAGACGGGCGAGCAGAATATAGCGAAATTAGTTGCGATAGATGGAATTGAGAAGAAGTCAGCACAAGCATTTGTAAGTCATATACCGAACTTCCTGAAATTTATGGAAGAATGTGGGTTGATGGATAAACTCACATTCAAAAATATCGCAATTGACGATAGTCATCCGTTGTTCGGAAAGATAATCGTATTATCAGGATTTCGTGATAAGGATATTGAGGAAAAGTTGAAAGCGGTATCTGCAAAATTAGGTTCAAGTGTGAGTAAGAACACATTCGCGCTTGTAGTGAAAGATATCAATGAAACTAGTTCCAAAGTCGTGGATGCGAAGAAATATGGCGTGCAATTGATGGTCCGCGAGGAATTTATAAACAAATACTTTACTCGAACCTAATTATATACAATTTTATACGCCAAAAATAGATTGAAGAAATTCTTTGCAAATAGATCCAGAATATTATAACTCATATTTTTTATGTCATATGGGAATAATGCTGCTACTCCATATAAAGACCAAAATGTGAAAAAATACAGAAAAAGGTTATATCCTTCATTATTGGTTTTCGTAACATATTTGGAATAAATAATATAATAATACGCTAAAAATGGCAGAAAGCCTAGGAGAACCCCCGTAACAGTAGATAGAATTCCAATTTCAGTTAAATACCCAAATAAAAGCATCATCCAATTCAATGACATAATATTTGTTATTGGACCAATATTTTTATTGAATAATTCGAAGAATTCTAGTTCGTGGGAACGTCCGATTTCCTTGTATTGTAAGAAAATAAGATAGAAAATCAATGTTATAAGCATTACCGGTGTTGTTATGACCCAGTCTATATACCTTTTGGGAGTTATATTCGTAATTGAATTGAAATTTCTTAGCCAATATAAGTAAAATCCGCCTTCTATTGATTGCACAATTACTTCCAAAATAAGTAACTGTTTAAGTAAGAATATTTTAGGAGGCACTTTAAGAAATACTACTATAATATCTATTATACCAGCGATAATTTGTATACCAACAGAGAATACTAATGTACTGTAAACATTTATACCCATTTGTTTTATATAATATGAATATACAAAAATTATATTCATTTACTACTTTGCGTGCATTGTATAGTATAGAAACCCCGTCCAATTCACTCGTATCTGAAATTGGAATCCAACGTGATAAAGAAATCTCACGGAACATCTGGAAAAACAGTAAATACAAATACATCGCCCAACTAGAATCTAATAATGTCGGCAATGTCGGAGAGAACTTCCTGCAACAAATATGTAACTATAATGATATTACAGCAACAATTGATGGATCCAAGACTAAAGGTAAGTGTAGTGGTGATGGAAGAATAAAAAATAGAAGCGTTGAGATAAAGACATCCCGTTTAGGTTCGAGAATTATGTCATTTCAGCATGAACTTGGCGAGCATCCTTGGGATGCAGAGTTCATTGCATTTGTTGATATATCACCAACCAGTGTTTATTTGTCATTGTTCCCGAATTTTACCGAAGAACATTACAAAACCAAGAAAAAATGTTCTCCGTATTTTCCTATAAAAAATGTCACGAGGCGAAACGGCACAGGTGCTTTCAAACTAGATACTTCACCAAAGATAAATGAAGTAAATCCAAATTGTTTGAAAATAGACGATAGTTCCACTTTTGAAGAAATCGGCGCGTTTATACATCGGATTATTACGTAATCGATAATAACCCTAGATAGTTTAGGTGGTATGATATTTACAGATCTATCCAATATAAATTCACGTTTCTAAACGTGAATTTAAAAAAAGATCATATATAAATGTTTAAAATGCTAGTTATAACAACCGTTTCGGTTATTGCAGGTAGTGTAATATTTACATACTTTCAACACAATGATGTCTCTATTTTCCATATGAATACTCCATTTGAAGCAATATCTTCAGTGCCGTTTGCTTACAGTTGGTATAACGTTAAAAATATTCATATATATGTGCCCTTATGGTCAATGGCAGTATCTAGTTTTGTTTTATGGTCCTATTGGACACCATTAGTCGGAATATGGGATGTAACGTCAATGGTATGGTTAATTGTAAGCGTTACGCTTTCTATGTTACCAATTAAAAGTATTGTTCAAAATAGAACTCAAATTATATTTAATGTATTCTTCCTTATGTATTTAACAACTATAAGTTTTATGAATTATATCATGTATATATTTAACGAGGATCTTGTAATTAATTACGATGACAAATTATATAGTAATAACAACGAGATAATTCGGATAAATGACACTTACGAAGTCAAGGCGATTGAACGGTATTATTCGCGTCATTTGAATGTTTCCATCGGAGTCTGTTTAATATCCAGTATAGTATCTACTATACCATTTCATTTCAAGTCGCCTATTTATATATCAGGAGTTTTATTAGTAGTTTTGGGTTTTATTATGAAAGTTTTGTTTATGCAGGGATTAATGGAACATGGGACAGGTGTATTTCATCTGTTGGTTGCAGGAGGCGTTAATCAATTATTAAAAGTATGATTCGTATATCTAATTGTAATATTACCTTAAAATATATATATATAATGAACAAAATTTCAGATATTGATAGTCTAGTATTTGAAGGTGGTGGGGTAAAAGGATTAGCCTATATTGAATTTATTAGAGTATTAAATAAGAAATATCCGTTTTTTCTTGAAAATATTCAACAATATGCAGGTTCGTCTATAGGTGCTATTTTTAGTGCACTATTGGCGATAGATACACCAATAGATAAAATAGAATATTTATTGATTGAAATGCTAGCATTATCAGGTAGAGAACAAAAAAAAACATTTTGTTGTATCCCCAAAGGTTGTCTTCCAATATCTTTGGTATATAACTTTTTCTATAAATTTGGACTTCTAGAAAACAAAAATATACAGAATCAAATAAGAAAATGGTTCACAAGTAAAAATAACAAAGACATATATTTCAAAGATTTGAGTAAACGCCTTGTAATAACTGCTGTAAATTTAAATACACATAAAATTGTGTTTTTTTCAAATGAACTAACACCTAATGTTCCACTATACAAGGCAGTAGCCGCTAGTATGTGTATACCATACTTATTTGAACCAATATTGTATGATTTCAACCCAGATATTGAGAATAAGAATCATTTATTAATAGATGGTGGAGCAATGATAGAGTTCCCTATAAAGGTATTTGATGATAAAGACCCATACGACGGAATTCATTCTTTAATACCCAATAATAATGTTCTCGGAATAAGACTGGATGATCCATTAGACATTCGTTTTATGAATTCGTCTAATAACGCAAAAATTACTAATATAGGTGAATTTATTATTCAATACAATTATACTATGAGTTTTAATTGTAAATTTAATATAAGAGATGATGAAAGAACTTGTTCAATAATAACGAAGGAATATGATATCAATGAGTTGGGTATCAATGACACAATACTCAGTGAATTATTTCATGCTGGTAAGCTGGCAGCCGAAAAATACATTTCAGAAGTTGTCGAGAAATAAATGTATTATATAATTTAATCATATGTTCGGTATATTGCATTAAACAAAGTCTTATCGTCTAGTAGAGCATCTATATACATATAATCTGTTATTTTGCGCAGTCTTGTATTAGGTCCTGATAGGTCCCTCACATGTAAAACCATCTACATATCATATAAAAATAATATTATATGTTTATGAATATTCATTTGTTTTATTGCGATTTCTGTATATGAAGGAGGGGGCATAGGTTTGGGTTTATCATATGGTTTGGTATATACCGGCGGTGGCGGCATGTTTTTATGTTTTGGCATACATATACACCTTTGAAGATTTAAAATGGCACGAATTGCCATTCTTTTCTTAAGGATTATAACCGATAAGTTTCCAAACACACGATGAAATCGTGCTATTTGAAATCTTCATCGGGACAATAAAATAAAACAATTTGTTTATTTCATCTATGGTTTTGATTGTTTTCTCCTGAGGGAGAAAATGCTGCTGAGCGTTTTTTTGAATCTTTCTTGATGTAGTCTTGAGTCGTAATATATATTAAATTATAAATCATATTCGATATACATAACTGTGATTCGTTTACTTCATGGTCAGTGCCATCCTTATCGTCATCGTCATCGTAAGTGCCATCGTCATGTTCATTGTTATTATTGTTGTCTGCTATATTTTTTATTACATCTCTATGCTGTTCTGTTATTATTTTTAATTTATTGACTATAAGTTCATAGCGTTCTTTTACTTGGTTAAATGCGTATAGTAAATCTTGATCAGTTATCAACCCCCTGTCTATGGAATCAAAATTGATTTTTAGTATATCGGGAATATTACAACCACCATCTTCTTTTATTGCTTTTAGTAGTATCGGATATTGTAAAATGTTAATAAAATGTGTGATGTGTAGTAAATCATTACTAAGTATATTTATAGCTTTCCACGGTTCTAATCCTCTACCTTGTTCTGCCATTTCATACAATATTCTATATACTTTTTTTTCTTTGTCTGTGAAAGGAAAATATAAGTTCGATGTTCCAGTTTTGTTTGCTTGAATATTACATCCAACTATAACTTCTTTGTTTTGTAGGTCTGATACAATTCCGTTCTTAAGATATGTCATTTCTGACAATACCTGAAACACCATACTATAGTCGATTGATGCACATACATTTTTAAATCCTATATAATCATTCTCGAGACTCAGTTGACAACAAGTAACAATATATGGCACCATATCTCCAACAGATTTAATCAAATTGGTACTTAATAAAATTTCGTTCTGATTGTTGATTTCCATTGTTTTTATTATATCTAAATGGTTGCTTATTAAACTCTGTGTTATAGTATCTGACGTAAAAGTATATGAAGGTTCTAGACCGGTATTATCATAGGCAAAAAAAGTAAAATTATTATTATTATGGGTTTTCGTAATTTTAATTGTTTGTTTTCCGTCAGGTCTATATATATTTAACTCTAATATAAGTGGTTTTATTCGATCTACAGGTATGGTCAGATCCTCGTCTGGCTTAGCATACTGAAACAAATCGGCTATTCTTTTTTGCGCTTCTTTTATAGCATGTAACCCAGGTTTCGGACCGCTATCGAGTTTCAGCAATTGATTTTGGCTGTTAATAGTTACAGTGGTTCCGGATTGTTGCTGGGAAATTAAATATGATGCTGAATTATCAGCATCTGATGTGTATATAGTAGTATTTAATCCATTAAACGGATATATACCCATGCCTGCAATATTATTTCCCAATTGTATTTTTATTATGTTTCCTTTTAATATGATACGAGGTATATTGAGTTTAGATGAAATATATAAACATAATTCAGATGTTAGTCGTTGATCTCCTGCTAATATATCGAATATTTCTATTAATTCTGGTTCTAATTGTGATTTTATTAGGATTTTGATATTGTTTTTATATGTAGAATCTAGTTGTTTAAAATCATGATTTATTTCAGTAAACAACATAATTGCATATCCAAGTTTAGTGTATTTTAAATCAATCTTTAAAATATTATAATCTTTATCACTCGAATCATTAACTTCAATTGTATATAGTTTTCTGTTTTTTACTGTATCTATAGTTTCGTTGTTTGAAAAATACGAATTAATTCGTTCTTTTAACTTCAGTAATTTTGATTTCTTATATTTTTTGTATTTGTTGGGTTCTATACCAATTTGTTCTAAAAATGCCTTTGTAATATTCTTAGTATTCTTAGTATTATTTTTTATTAATCCTAAGTAATGTTGTTTATAAGCATCCATTCTAACTTGATAAATATTTAATTTCTCAGCTGAAGTAAGAATATTTTTTTCTTTTCGGGATGTTACTAAATATGGTGCACTACTTCGTATATTGTATTTTTCATTTTCGTTGTTAATAAATTCATTTGAAATTTCAAAAAAAGACGTATTAACAATATCATTTGCATCATTTATATTTATGATATCACTGTAAAGAGATTCAAGCAATTCCTTCCATTGTATATTGTCAGTCAATTTAGTGAGTTTTTCTATTTGGTCTTTTCCATCTAATATTTCGTTATAATCATTTACTATCTTATCTACGTCTATACTAAATAATTCTCCTATTTCTGGTCCGTCTTCAGATAAACTATCTGATTCTTGCATTGATACGTCAATATTTCCACTATCTACTCCTTCACTAATATGTTCAGGAACAGGTACAGGTACAGGTACAGGAACAGGAACAGGTAATCTACCAAAAAAACTTTGCATCATTGGCCACATCCCACCTCGAGAACTTCCCACCGGTAATTTATAAATTTCATTAGCGACTATGGATTTTTTGGTTTTCATGTTGTCTTTATTTCTACGTGTTTTGTTTAGTTTTCTTGCGGGTTTTCTTTTTTTGGTTTTCATGTTGTCTTTATTTCTACGTGTTTTGTTTAGTTTTCTTGCGGGTTTTCTTTTTTTGGTATGTTTTATTGGCTTAT